TGTCATTAGCCAGTGCGTTGGCTAACTCATAAGTAGCGTATTTGATGTCGTTTGGAATGCTGGTGCAAACCAACTCCACACGATCAACGTGATAGTTGTTGCGAGGCCAGCTCAGCGCTTGGTTGTCATCACAACGATCACCGTAGAAGTTCAACGTATCGATCCAGCGGGTTGCAGAGATCAGCGCTCGGTTCTTCGCGTCATCAGTTTTGTTGTCCCACTGCGTGCTGCTTGGGACGGTTTCAAAATATGCGTCGGCTTCGGCCAGCGTCACAAAGCTGTTGGCTGTCTCACTCTTCAGTGTGGCGTTGATCGTGGCAGCCATAGCGCAAAAAGAAGAAGGCCCCACCTAATGGTAGGGCCATTTGTCTCGTCAGGATCAGGACTTGAGGCCGTTGTCCAGAGGAGAGTTGACGAAGATCTCAACCGCAGGGATGAGGTCGATGTCGTAAGTGGCAGACCAGTTGCTGCCGGTACGCAGGTTTGCGTTGGTCGGGTTGTCAGACGCCGAACCCCACTTGGTGCCCATGATGTGATAAGCACCGTGGTAGTCCACAGACAGCACGTCCTGCTTGGACAGCACGTTGCGGTCAGCTTCAATGCGAAGATCCTGCTGCACACCCTCAAGGATGGTGCCGGACTTCACGAGGTAACAACGGAACTCTTGGCGGTTGCCAGTAGAGGTCGGGTCGTTGATGTTGCACAGGGAGTCAACAATGACTCGGCAACCAGCAAACTCACCGACTTCACGAGCGCCGATGCCAACACCACCGCCACCCCAGGTCACTGCGCCAGAAGCAGCCAGTGCTGAAGTGGAGAAGGTCAGCATTCCTACCTGATACAGGTAGTAAGCGACGGAGGGGTGGACAATCAGGGTGTCCAGCTCTTCACCACGCTCACCCAGCAGGGAGCGGGCTTCTGCCATTGTGGCAGCGGTCAGGTAGTTGGACTCAGAGGTAGCGCCGGAGCCACCCAGTTGCTTCTCAAGGCGGTGGCCATTGAGGGCAGTGTGGAACAGACCAGTCAGTTGCTCGAACAGACGGGTTGCATTCAGCTTGTTGATGGCATCAGCCAGCTGATTGCGGATGTGAAGCATGGGATCTTCACCAGCTGCCAGAACAGCAACGTCATCCACGGCGTAGGCGAAACCACGGTGAACGATGGATGCAATCTGGGTTCCGGTACCAACCTTTTGAGGAGTCAGGTAACCAGCGCCACTGGTGCCCCAAGTTGCGGTGCCGTCGAAGATCTCTTCGGTCGGTGCAACAGGGTTGAATTCAGGAACTTGAATCCGGGTGCCGCCTTCGCGTGCATCCAGAAGAGCATTACGCACCACAGCGCCGCTCTTCAGCAGCATGGAGCGTTCTTTGATTGCCTCAGACACATAGGTGCTGAGATTATTCCTTTTTACGATGTCCGCCAGAAGGACACCGCCGGAATAATTCTGAAATGGAGCAGCCATTTCTTATTCGGGATTGAGGTTTGCGGGGTTCAAGTCACGGACTTGAGGTGGTGTCCCACAGGGACTATTTACCGGCCTCTCGCTTGAGCACAGCTGCAAGGTCAGGGTCGGTAGCTTCCAAGGCCATTTGCCTCGTTAAGTTAATACTACCTTCCAACCAAGGATTAGCGATACCTGCGGCACCAGCAGTTCCTGTAGTTGGCTTAGCACCCATACCAGCCTGAGCACTTGGCTTGAAGTGATGCTCATAACCAGAGCCGGGATTCTTCAGCTTGCCGAGATAGACATTGATGTCTTCTTCAACGCCACCGTTGAGAACTTTGACACTGCCGTCATCTGACTTTTTCAGATTGCTTTGAACAAGCTGCAGCATCTGCTCAGCATTGATCGCACCAGCCTGACTAATCGCAGACAGTGCAGAAGTTTTCATCGCAGCAGTCTCGTTAGAAACACGAAGATCCGCGAGTTGCCGCTCCAGATCAGCGATCTGTTGGTCTTTGGTTTGAGCCGTTTTGTTGGCCTCTTCCCAAAGATCCTTCCACTGGCCTTGATCTTCCAGTGTTTTACGACGCTGCTCGTCTTGTTTCTTGTAAACGTCGTCAAGCTTGCCTTTGATGCCTTGGAACTTTTCCTCGGCTTCGCTGGCACGCTGTTGCAACGCTTGAATTTGCTGCTCGTAAGCAGAAACATCAATGTTGACGGTGTTTGCAGTCTCAGCCACGGGCTGCTCAGAAGGCGCCACAGGCGTCTCCTGGATGACTTGCTCTTCCATTATTAGAAATGAATTTACTCTGTTACTTTACTAGCCTTTGCTTTTTTAGCGGCAGGTTTTTTAACAGCAGGCTTGGCAACAGGCTTGGCTGATGTTTCAGAAGAAGGATCCCATGAATCAACAAGTTCCCATTTGTAGGAACCGTCAGCCTGCAATACCTTGTCGAGAGACTTGGCCATGAGTAAGTAGCGGCAGTATCTCTACTGTAACTCTGGCGCGGAATCTGGCGACTCGGCTGCTGTAGGCAGGATTTCACCCTGAACCAGCATGTCGCGGAACTCTTCGCGATCAATCACCTTGTCTTCAAACAGCTGTGCCATCGCTGCAATGTCCTGACCAATCAGGCGTTGCAGGTCAAAGTCACGGCTGATCTTCACCTCAGGCGGCTCAAGACCCAAGTAATCAGCAGCCATGTTGTAAGCCTTTTGCAAACCAGACTCCAGGTCCATCGACACCATCGACAACATCGAGTTGGTGTCAATCCGGTCCAGACGGCGTGCGTCAGCTGATTCAGCAACAAACTTTTGTTGACTCAGCGTGCTGATGCCCAGTGTCGCCATCTGCTGCTGTAACTCTTGGATTTCCGCCGATTGCGCTTCAAACGCGCTTGCCGCAGGCTCCACGTAATAGACCTTGTTACCCGGCTGGGTCGCCATCGCGTAATTAACGCTGATAGCCATGTCTTTCGTTTGGTCGTCCCAGCCCTCAAGGACGAGCATCGGTTGCGAAGCGATGTGGAGGCTGTGGATAAGATCCGCTTGCCGCTGATAGTGGGCCAGATTGAGATGAGCAATGTCCAGTAGCGGTGGCTTACTGGTCAACGTATCGGTTTTATTTGCGTAGATCGTTACCAGTGGAATCTGCCCAAGCGAGAAATCGCCAGACTCAACCAGCTCGTACTCCGACGTAGCGTCGGATTGATCGAACGAAGCGGGGTATGGAAATGGCCCTTGCATCTCTGTCTTTTGCTCTTCCTGCCTAAAGATGCGATAACGACCCGGCTCGATGACACGTACTTGGTCATAGACCTTTTCTCCAAACTCGCCGTCAGGAACTACAGCCTTTTCCCCAATCCGAACCTGTGTAAGGTTTCCGTAATTGGCTTCGCGGTCCAATCGCCAACCGTACACGTCAGTCGGATCCACCTCAATCCAATAGGGCCGACGATTAAGAGCACGCTCCTCTGCAAGACTTCTCGCGTCCGAAGGCGCAGGAAAGTCAACCAACGTGTGACAGTGCCCATACGTCAGGGCACAAATCAAGAGTCGTCGAGCGTACTCATCTAAATCTGAGCCGCATCCATCAACGTCTTTGTTGAATACATCTGTCCAATACGGATCACCTTGGACACTAATTGGTTTCCTCAGGATCAACCCGGCGGCTGCCCGCAATAGACGTTGCGTGTAAGGCGTAAAAACAGAACGATTGACCCGCGATAAATACGCGGAATAGTCCTCACGAGGCTCTAAAGGCAGAAATGTCTCGCAGTTTTCACGTAGATACTCCGTCCCAGAAGTCACGGCTTTCATGATCTCCCAGCCCTTCATCTGGTCGATCACAGCCCGTGTCCGCACGAACGGACTATCAACAGTGCCCATGTAGGAACTGCTGACGAGATGCGTTCTAACGAGACCAGGAACGGAGTAAGTCATGACACCTCAGAGTTGAGTTATTAACAGCCCCATCGACGACGAGCTGCTTTACCCCGTTCACCAGTCCAATTACGACTTCGAGCGCAGAAAGAACGCTTACGGGCAGCTTCTTCCTTTGTCTTGGGCTTGCCTGTAACCGGCGGTTTCAAATTAGAACCTGTTTGCCGGTTGTACTTAGCCCGACCTTTAGCGGTCAGGCCAGCACCTTTACTTGCAGGCAGCTTTTCGCCACGGCCAACACTAAGGTTGGGACCACGCTTACGCTTTTTGCGCTCTGCCATCGTCCTAAACCTTATTCAAGGTTGGAGGTGATGGCGCCGCTGGTGACGAAGTTGCAGGTGGCAACGACCAAATCGCCAACAGTGGATGCAATATCCATGCTGGTGATAATGCCCGCGAAGCTCACACTGTCGGTGCCGGTGGAAGTGCCGGTGGTAAACAGCTCGAACGTAGCGTCTGCAGGGTCTGCAGCAGTAATCACGTCTTCAAGAAATGCAGCCTGACCAGTTGCATCTGGGTCGTACACCAGCTCAACGGTGCCAGAACCGCTGATCATGCTGCCGACAAACGCACGGAACGTGTCACCGTGATCGGTAACGTCCAACGTGTCTTTGGTGATGTTCAGTGTCCAGCTGCGGGTTCCAACGATGGTGGCGTTAGAAGAGCCAGCAGCGTCAAACTGGACCGCACCTTGCTCTCCGCGAAGGATGGCCATGAGTAGACATAGGAAGGGTCTATGCCTTCGA